ATCTAAAAAAAATATCAATCATACAATACGTGATAATACTTTTGATATTTTACGAAATTTAGGAATTACAATAATTTGCGGAAATCCTGGTTCAACAGAAGAAACCATGTTAATGAATTTTCCAAAAGATTTTTTATATATAATGGCTTTGCAAGAGGCAAGTGTTGTTGGAATAGCAGATGGTATTTCACAAAGCATAAGAAAACCGGTTATAGTAAATGTTCATACTGGTGTTGGCATTGGAAATGGAATGGGAAATATTATAACAGCGTTTCAAAATAAAACACCTTTAATATTAACTTCGGGAAATCAAACTAGAGATATGTTGTTAATAGAACCATTATTAACGAATATTCAGCCCACTTTATTACCATTGCCATGGGTAAAATGGGCATATCAGCCTTGCCGTCATGAAGATGTACCTGGATCATTTATGAGGGCATATGCTACAGCAGTTCAAGAGCCACAAGGACCTGTATATTTATCCATTCCATTAGATGATTGGGGTAAAACAACTTCACATAAAATTCAAACGAGAAATATTTGTGAAAAAATTGGTCCCGATCCTAAAATACTTATGGAATTTGCAACTAAAATAAACAATTCTAAAAATCCTGTTTTAATTTATGGATCTGATATAGCTAGAAATTCAGCTTGGAATAACGGCATTGAATTTGCTGAAAAAATAAATGCGCCGGTATGGTCTGGGCCATTTAATGAAAGAACTCCTTTTCCTGAAACACATCCTTTATATCAGGGACAATTAAAATCATCTATAAGACAATTATGTGATGAAATTAAAGGACATGATTTAATTATTGTTATCGGAGCACCCGTATTTCGGTATTATCCATATTTAGCTGGAGAGTACATTCCAAAAAATGCGGAACTATTACTAGTTTCAGATGATAGTGATCTTATATCTAAAGCACCTGTGGGTGATAGTATATTATCTAATTCAAAACTATTTTTTGAGGAAATAATTAATAAAATAGATAAAAATATTAGAAATGATAAAATACCACTAAGAAATCCTCCACCCACAAACATAAAATTAGGTAATAGACCATATTTACCGGAGACGATATTGCATGTATTAAACAATAATTTACCAGATGAATATATTTTAACAGAAGAATGTCCTTCTATTGTTTCTACTATGCAGGATATAATTAGAATTGACCAACCAGATACATTTTACACTTTTGCATCAGGTGGATTAGGCTGGACCATGCCGGCTTCAATTGGTTTGGCAATAGGTGAAAAAATACAAAAACGTTATAGACCAGTATTTTGTTTAATTGGAGATGGATCATTTCAATATTCCATACAATCTTTATTTACTGGTGTGCAACACCAGGCGCATGTTATATATATAGTATTTCAAAATCATGAATACGGTATATTAAAAGAATTTGCTGTTTTTCAAAACACTCCAAATGTTCCTGGTTTAGATTTACCCGGATTAGATATTGTTTCGCTAGCTAAAGGATACGGTGCAAATAGTACATTAATTGATAATATTTCTGATTTCTCTAAAGAAATTAAAAAGGCCTTACTTTTTAAAGGTGTCACTGTACTTGTTTTACCAACTAAAAAAGTAAAGGGTGGATTAACAGTATAATAAACTTACATATTTTTCTTTGTTTCGTCAAATGATTCTGTTCTTATTTTTACTATTTGTAGTGATTGTTGTTTATGAAAAAAATTTTGAATAGTACTGTTCTTTTCAGGAGTATTTTTTTTTTCTTTTATTACAGTGAGAAAACATCCATCGATTTTTGAAGTTGATGACTCTTCTGTCGCTTTTTTTGCGCGTTTTGCCGATGCTCTATGTTGAAATCCAGAAACACGTTCTTTTTCGATAATATTCCATACTTCTTCAATTTTTCCAACAGTATCATGAAACCATATTTTATTTCGCAAAACTAACACACAACTGACTTCGTCTAACTTCCAATAAATATTTTTAATCCAGGTAAATTCTTGTTCCAACTGTTGCATCGTCTCTTGTTCCCATATTTCGTAATCTTCTTTTGTTTGGATAGACAATGGCATATATACATACTTTGGATTGCCATCTTTTTTGCAAAAATACATAATTACACCTTTTCTGCAATCCTCTTTTTCTGAAGAGCAAAAAGTACCGTCTGCATAAAATTCAGATTCGCCCGCGTATTCAGAAAAGCGACATTCTAGAAAATCGCATTCATCTAAATCACATGTTTCCATTTGCAATTGCATTTGAATCCAATATTCTTTCTTAGGAATACCGTCTATTTCACGATTGACGATATTTTTTATTTCCAATAATCTTCCAAAACGATGGCTACTTTCATCAATATTGATTCCATCTGGACTTGCTCCCAAAAATGAATATGTATCATGTTGTATGCAACCATAGTCCCCAATTTTTGTTTTATATGTATCTTCATAATACATAACACTAACCGGTTCATATTTCTGTCCCCAATGAAATGGCGATTGAATATTTACTTGCGCCGATTTATTGTTTTCTAAAAGATCCATTTTTAAAGGCTGGCATTTTTCGTAAATTAGTTGATTTCTTGTCGCCTCATTCTCAAATGCTTTATATGCATTACTTGCCGTTATTAGATTGTGTCGAAATAAATACCATTCCGGTGTTCGTTGTTCAGGCTGCGGTTTAGTTTGCAAATAATTTATTTTTTCCATCCGTTTTTTAATACTATTTGTTGATAAAGGTTTTGCAAATGTATTAGAATAAGATCTTGGTGGAATAATCTGTGTATAAAATAGTGTTAAAGATGTATCTAATATATCTTCAAAATCATCCATTTCATCTTCTGATAATAAAGTCGGCATAATTTTATAAAGTTCTTTAATGTTTTCCATCATCTCTTCTTCAAAATCAGGCTCCGAAATTGCATATGGATTTTCGTCTATATAATTATGCATAAGTTCTAGACATGTAGTAACAAGTTCTATTTCATCTTGTTCATCTATAAAAGGCAAATCATCTTCCACTGTTATATCGTCAAGAACATCTTTTAAATCAGGTAATTCATTAATACATGTATGCATGTATTAAATATAAAAACGTCTTTATATCATAATAGTTTGAAACTTCATCCATCGGAATCTGAATTGGTTGCTTCACAATTAACAACATTCTTTGCAGTACTTCTGTTTTTTTTAGGTGGCAAACTTTTGAGTGTAGAAACACGTTTATCGATATTTTTAATAGTAAAATGACGAGCTATTTTATTATATGATAAAGCATGAATCATCTTTACTTCTCCTGTCGTTCTATCATATTCCACATCTTTTACCCGTTGAAGACGCTTTCTATCGAGACAATCTTTTAGAAAGGCATGAAAAATTAAGATCTCTTCCTCTGTAAAATCTTTCTCCTTTGCATATATTTCGGCAAAGGCCAATAACTTTTTCGTCTTGGCCGTTTTATCTAATTTACTCCACGGATCATTTTGGTTATTATTTTTATCATCTTCTAAAAACTTATCTAAATTTAATAAATTATCTGATTGTTTTGATTCTTTTAAAGAATTTCCATTTAAAAGCATAGTTTTATATTGGATATTTTTAAGTTCAATACATTCATCTATTTTTACTTTTGGTATCTCTGTTTTAGTGAATTCTAGTTCTTCATCTATTTTGTTATCCATGATATATTATATTGTCATTTTGGGTTTAACTCACTTTTCAAAATATTAGTATATAGAAGAAATATCTATATTCATTTTAAAGATAAATATACAAAATAAATATACAAGATAAATATACAAGATAAATATACAAAATAAATGGATGAAAAAAAAATTATTATTCAAGGAACATCAAATCGCTATCAAATGAAGAAATTGATTCATGAAAAAAAAGAACCAACTGTAAGAAAAGAATGCAAACAATGGAACATTTCTCCCGAAGTATATACAGACTTATATCAGGTTACACTTATTAATGAATTGTATAATTTTTATGCAAGTATCAATAAATCAACTGAAAAAAAGGTACTCTCTACAGAAGCAAATTTAGCAAAACGAGAAATCGAAAAAAAAAGACAGAGTTATAAGCAACAAGATATCTATAAAAATCGCTTTTCAGAATCGGAGTTTATCAATTTTTTTGAAATTGTTGCAAAATTATATGAATCAAAACTAACTTGTGCTTATTGCAATAGTCTTGTTTATATAATGTATGAATATGCGAGAGAATCTAATCAATGGACACTCGATCGCTTGAACAATGATATAGCTCACAATGATTCTAATGTAATTATATCTTGTTTGCAATGCAATCTAAAAAGAAGGAGAACAAATAAAGATGCTTTTTTATTTACAAAAAAAATGCAACTAATAAAGACAAGTTTAGGGTAAAAAAAGAAAACCTTGGCATACATATAATTCATGGAATGGAAATGGTCCTATGGGGGTACTTATGAAAAAAGTATGCGAAAAATTACCATTCCTACAAAAAAAACTGTATTGATTGAAAAAACTGCAATTCAACAATCTTTATTATCAGAAAATGATTCATGGTTAATGAATCAACAAGGAGAATTATTTATTTTAGACAAAAATAAAGACCATGAACAATCATTTAATAAACGTGAAGATACTTATCATCGAATGGCTGAGAGAGAAATGATAGGACAAATAGGGATGAACCCCTTTTCTGATAATAATTATCTTCATGATGTAATAGCTCAGGATAATTTCTTAAAACCTGTATCAACATCGTCTGAAAAAGAAAAATAATCTTTATAAAATTTGACATTTATTTTTACAAAAATAAGTATGTAAGCCAATGAATTCACTTATAATATGTAAAATAAAACCAAGGAGAAAAAATATAATCTTTTCTCTTCTACGTAGATAAGGTATCTGTAATAATAAAGTTCCTAGACCAATACATGCGAATCCTTCTATACACGATTCACCAACTAGTTCTGCAAACGGAGTTACAAGTTTTTTTTGTTTTTTAGAACTGCATGCATATCCATAATTGCAATAATATTGTTGAAAATATAAATAATATCCTAAAAAATGTTTAACAAATCCGATAAAAAATAAAAGAAGGTATATGTTATGGATTGGAAAAAATGAAATACATAAAAATATAATGAATGTATAAATTCCCACAAGAACGGCCTCCAATAAAAAATGCATATTATCAACTATAAAGAATGCATATAATTTAATAAAATAAGAATTTAAACAAATAGTTTAAATACTTACTAATATTTGATGTCTTCCGCAACAAATTATACAACTCAAAATGATTTACTTCTGAATAATTTAATGGATTTTTACAAGAATGAGACGAATTTGGACAATATGCTAAAAATTATAACAGGCGAATCAAAAATTTCTCTCCGAATTGTTGATTGGTTTGCAACAAATTATGCAAAAAAATACTATACATTGTATTCTCTTTCTGATGCATGTGGAAATGTGCGCAGATTCAAGGTGTATGTAGATTATAAATTAAAATTAAAGGCGTATAGTAAGAGACGGTTTGACCCATTTTGTAGATGGGATAGAATTAGCATCCCTTATAAAGGGGATACATTTATAGAGACCACCATTGGTCAATTGAACTTTTTCAAATGGACATTGGAAAATAAGGTGGTTCAATATATCGAAGAAAATTATGATGCGATTGAAAAAGATATGAATTGTAGAAATAGCACATCTAAAAGGAAGGAACCTCTTGTTGAAAATACCAAAACTAGGAAGAAGAGAGAAGAGTTGTCGATTTCGGCTTCAAAAAGTATTAAAAAAGAAAAAGTTGAAATAGTAGTAAATTTTACGTAATCAAAACTTAAACCTTTTGCAATAGTAATATTAATATTAGACTCATGGGAAATTCCCAATCTATACCCAAAATTAATTTTGAAGATGTTCAAATGGCATCAAAACATCCCGAACTATATTTGTTGATAAATACATTGGCTATTTACGAACAAGATTGTCTTATTATAAATAGCATACACGCTTCACAAGAAGAAGTCGTTATAAACAAACATTTGAAATTAAAAAATAATGTCCCTATTATTATTTATGGAAAAAATTCAAATGATGATGCTCTTTATAGAAAATATCAACAATTGTTACAATTAGGGTTTTCAAATGTCTATTTATATCTAGGCGGATTATTTGAGTGGCTTTTACTTCAAGATATATATGGCGCGATAGATTTTCCGACCACATCGCAACAATTAGACATACTAAAATATAAACCCAATCAACGATTGCATGTTGGATTAATCGATTATAAATAAATAAAATTTTGATAATTTTTATTTATTTTTATTTATTTTTATCTAGTCGGAAAAGTATTGTCAAAAATACCGAATTGTTTCATGTTTTTACTATAATAATCAATAACTTCCGCTTTTTCTTTACCATCCAGTCTTTCTAAAAATAAAATTAACAATCCAAATGCTTTTCTATACTCATTTTTGTGTATATAATTGTCAATATTTACTTTTGAACCTGAAATATATTTTTCTGAATCTTTACTTGTTTCCATTACACAATTTACTATAACTTCTTTTAAGTAATTTTTGTATTAAACCATTCTTAAGGTATAAAAAAATCTGCATTATTCCTCTTTTTTAATAGCAAAAGGACCGCTCAATAATTCACTTCTACCATTGTCTGTTTTACCCATAATAATATTCTCACCTTCAAACAATTCTCGGCGAATATCCGCTGCAGAAATTTGATCCGACTCCAATTCAGCCTCTTGCGTATTCAGATTATTTACACCAATCAAATTACCTTCATTATCAATTGTTTGTGTTAGAGTAGTACCTGTTTTTTCTGCATGTTTAATATTTTCCTCGATTGCTGCTTTTTTAGAATCCTTTACACGTTGTTCGAAAGCTGACTTGGCAAAGGTCTCATTTTGCGTCTTTTCGTGCATCAAGTGGTTCAACTCTTCTTCCAAGTACTCAACTCGTCCCGTTTTATAAGCTTCCGGATGCCATGGCATCCACAAACCAACGGGACCCACAAAAACATCGTGGCTAGGATCAATTTCTCGCAACATTTTTGATCGAAGTTCAGCCTCTTCCAGTGTCGGATACACGCCTCTAATCTTAATACCGCGTGTTGATGTTTGGAAATTGAACTTTATATTGAAGCTATTCTCTAGATCTTGATCATTCTTATCCAAAAATGTATGATAATCATCGGCTAAAGATGAATTACACAACTCTTCCTTTTGATCCTTGGTGAATCCCTCAAAGTCCTTCATAATATCGTCAAAGGATAACTTGAATTTAAAACTTACAAAGTTGAGAAACTGTACAAACTTTTCCATACTTTTTGACAATTCCCACTGTTTTAGGAATTCCTCAAAGAAAAATATTTCCTTTTGTTTCACAATTTTTTCTGGACTTACAAAAGAAACACATACAAATTTTTGACCAGCAATCGGTTTATCTTCTTCTAATAAATCTACATATTTAGGATTTTCTAGTCCATCTTTCAAATTTTTAGATTCATATGTCATTCTTTTGTATAGTTAAGTTGAAGGATTCATTTAAGTTTTTTTATTTAATAATATGTTTTTTTTTCTTTTGTTTTATTATATTCAATGTTTGACATTATGGAGTTTGTTAAGAGAATTATCAAGTATTTAGTAGAAGGCTTGATGGTAGCCATTGCTGCTTATGCCATCCCTAAACGCTCGTTAAATCTTGAAGAGATTTGCATGCTTGCGCTCACTGCCGCTGCAACGTTTGCCATTTTAGACACGTATATTCCCACGGTTGGCGTTACGACCCGAGCTGGTGCTGGTTTTGGTATTGGCGCTAATCTTGTTGGCTTCCCAGGCGGTCTATAAACTTTTATTATAAATATAATTGTAATTTTCTAAAATAAAATATTATTTTTTCAAATAATATTCTATATTTTAAGCACTAACAGCATTTGCCAACATGGTTGCTGTGTCGGTTGCGGTTGTAAGTGCTATATTATAAGCATCTTCTTCTGATACTGAAGAAGTTGCACTCGCAGTTGCAGTTTGAATTTTTTCTTTTCCATTCATTAAAATAGAAGAGGCTGATGCAGATGCTGTTGCAGTATATGTTTTATTGAAATAAAAATTAACGGTGCGCGTCAAAGTATTTGAATCTGTTATAATAATACTGTACCCTGTTTTTGTTATATAATCGCCCAACGCACTTGTAATTTGAATAAGTGCAATTGTATTTAAAGGTAATCTTCCGTGGTCATCGCGTTCAGTTGTATCATATTCAACATTGTAAGTGCAGTTAATGGAGGATTTATTTTTATAAAATAAAAAAGAATAAGAGTATAAGTGCGACGTTACTGTATCTGAACTATTTACTACTGAGTTAGATGTTGCTTCAAAAATAAATTCACCAATCTTATTTGTTAGCGCAATATCGGAATATATGGGCTTACTAGATATTGTTACTCTCCAAGGAGACACGTCAAGAAGATTTGTTACAGTTTGCTGTTCGAGTGAATAATATACTGTCAAATCAGGTGTCGGAGTATCAGGCATATTTATATAATTTGCAAAGAATTAAAAGATTCCCTAAAATTTAATCTAAACCGTTGCAATAAATTCCCAGTCTAATTCTTCACATATTTTCTTCCATATCGTATCTTGTTCTATTAGTTTCTCTCGATCTTTCAACATTGGAATCTCTTGCAAATAATGGGTTTCTCCAAGAAGCTCAAATAACTTGTACAAAACATAATAATAATGCAAGAAATTGACACGATAATCAGGGCAATGTTTTGCATAAGGATACTGAATTTCCATGAAAAAATTGCAGAGCGTTTCTTCTAGATCTTGAGAAATAATAGGCGGTTTTAACCCTAACTTATCTTTGATAAAATTAATATGCTCATAGTATTTGTTATATCCTAGTTTTTTCAAAAATCCTTTGGTTTCATAATAGGTTATTGTTAGAATATCAACTCTTTCTTTCTTAATTTGCTGTTTCAAATTTTCAATGACTTCTGGCGGTATTTGCGTTGTTTCTTTCCCTTGAAACTGAGCAAGAATTTCTTTGAAATGATTAATTTTTTTATATGCATAAAAACATACCTCTTTTGGCGGTTCTTTATAAGAAGGTTTTTCATTTTCTATTAGATATTGCACATTTTTATAACAAACATTACATATTAAAACACCTTCATCATCCATGGGAATCAATTCCCCTTTATAACAACTCTGACAAATATCTGTTGGTGTTACAAAAGAAGAAATATCTAAAAAAGACTCATCTATGTTACTCAAATACTTTTGAAAAATATTATTATTTTTTGTCTCTATTATTTTTTGATTTGTTATATTATCTTTATTTATCTTGAAAAAAGAATCAAGAATTTTACTTTTATTATTTAACTCATTCTCAGGCTTTTCAGAAATATTTTTTTTATTTTCAAAATAATCAAAGATATATTTAGAATTATCTAAAAAATATTCTACCTTTTTGCACTTTAAAACCTTTATCTCGGTTGTAATTTCTGAGATACGATCTTTTATGTCCATAATTTGTTCGATAGTCAATAATTGTTGGCAAGTCTCATTTTTTTGAAGAGAATCCTTGAGAGAAATTCTCTCCTGTTTTAATTTAGGAATCTTGTCTTGTTCATCTTTGGTAAAATTATTTATATATTCTCTATGTTTTCCATCTAATGTTGTTGAACCCTTTTTATTGATCTTGAATTTTTTAATCGTTTTAGGTTTGAAGGAAGGCATCTTTATAGTTTAAAACTAATAATTTTTTAATTGATAATTTGTGAAAAGTATATTAATATCAAAAATCAACAATCAATAATCAAAAGTTATAAAAATACCGATAAAATAATGTTTAGTTTTCTTTTCTATTAGTAAATGGAATTACAAATACAGTTAGAAGAAGATCATATAAAAATGGAAAATATTCAGTTTCAAAAAATGATATTTCTATTTAACGCATTAAATGAAGGATGGACCATTAAAAAAAGAAAAGAATCCTATATCTTTACAAAAAATCATGAAGGAAAAAAAGAAGTTTTTTTAGACTCTTATCTAATGTCATTTCTTAAAAATAATTTTGATACAACTAAATCATTACTTTCATAAATTTAATTATAGTTGAATTAAATTTAATTTCAAAAAATTTTTTTCTTTAGCAATATTATAAAATGGGAGGTGGTCTTATGCAGCTCGTTGCCTATGGTGCTCAAGATGTCTATCTTACTGGAAACCCTCAGATTACTTTTTGGAAAGTGACCTACAGACGCTACACAAACTTTGCTATTGAGTCTATCGAACAGACTTTCAACGGCCAGGCCGATTTTGGCCGACGTGTTACATGCATTATCAGCCGCAATGGTGATCTTGCTTACCGCACATATCTCCAGGTTACTCTCCCTGAGATCAATCAACTTATGGGAAATACAGCAACTCTTTCTACAGGCACAGCCAGTGTTTATGCCAGATGGCTAGATTACCCCGGAGAGCAGCTTATTGCTCAAGTTGAGGTTGAGATTGGAGGCCAGCGCATCGATCGCCAATACGGCGATTGGATGCATATCTGGAATCAACTCACAATGACTGCCGAACAACAGCGTGGATATTTCAAGATGATTGGTAATACTACTCAGCTTACATTTATCACGGATCCTTCGTTCGCCGATGTTGATGGACCTTGTGACTCCCTTGCTCCTCGCCAGGTTTGCGCCCCCCGCAATGCCCTCCCCGAGACCACGTTATACGTGCCCCTCCAGTTTTGGTTTTGCACCAACCCTGGTCTTGCCTTGCCCTTGATTGCCTTGCAGTATCACGAGGTGAAGATTAATCTTGATATTCGTCCCATCGATGAGTGCTTGTGGGCCGTGACCAGCTTGAACTGCTTGAACAATGCTACCACAAGCAGTGCTCAGGCTTACTCCACCGGAACCGGAACACCTGTCACAGCCGTCATCGCTTATAACCAGTCTCTTGTTGCTGCCTCGTTGTATGTCGATTATGTCTTCTTGGACACGGACGAGCGTCGTCGTTTTGCCCAGAATCCTCACGAGTACTTGATCACACAGCTTCAATTCACTGGTGATGAGTCTGTTGGTTCGTCCTCGAACAAGATCAAGCTCAATTTCAACCATCCTGTGAAGGAGCTTATCTGGGTTGTCCAGCCCGATCAGAACGTTGATTATTGCTCGTCGCTTTTGTGCGATTCCGTTCTCTTCAAGGTTCTTGGTGCACAGCCCTTCAACTACACGGACGCCATTGATGCTCTTCCCAACGCTATCCATGCCTTTGGCGGCCCCCAGGAACTTACTGGTCCCTACCACCAAGGCGAAAATCAGTTTTCTTACATCAATGCCCAGGGCACATTCAATGATGCCGGCGCTCTTGATGCTATGCCCGAAGGATACCTTACCAGCTATTGGGATGGACCTTCCAACCCTTACTCTGGTCCTCAGTTTGGCGGCATCAACCCCCTTGACAGTGCCACTATCAACAATACTAGCGATCCTTACCATGCTTACTACATGCAGCTCCAACAGCAAGCAAACGCAGTTGCTGGCACAGGCGTCACACTTAAGGACTTTGTTGGCCCCGCCAACTTTAACAATGGATCCACAGTTTCTGATGCCGGAACATTCGTCTTGTCTGAGACCTCTCTCGACATGCACTGCTGGGGTCAGAACCCCGTTGTTGTTGCCAAGCTCCAGCTCAATGGTCAAGATCGCTTCTCTGAGCGTGAAGGATCTTACTTCTCGTGGGTTCAACCTTACCAGGCTCACACGCGCTCGCCGGATGAGGGCATCAACGTGTATTCTTTTGCCTTGAGACCCGAAGAACACCAGCCCTCAGGCACGTGCAATTTTTCGCGAATTGATAACGCCACACTCCAACTTGTGCTCTCCAACGCCACAGTCGAAGGAACAAAAACGGCCAAGGTCCGCGTCTATGCCACCAACTACA